TGGACGGTCAGCGCCATGTGGCCAAGCTGACCCTTGGGGTTCTGGCCGAGTTGGAAACCGCGCTTGAAGCGGGGTCTTTGGTGGAACTGGTTGAGCGCTTCGAGACCCAGCGGTTCAGCACCCGCGATGTGCTGGCGCTGATCGTGGCGGGCCTGCGGGGGGGCGGCTGGCAGGGCAATGCGGCCGATTTGCGCACTGTCGAAATCGGCGGTGGGCCCATGCAGGCCGCGCGTGCCGCAGCGGAGTTGCTGGCACGCGCCTTTGCTTTGCCGGGCGAAGGATGAGCCAATCTGGCCAAACCCGGATCGACTGGCCCGGTTTGATGCGGGCTGGAATGGGGCAATTGGGTTTGCGACCCGAGCAGTTCTGGCGGCTAAGCCCGGTGGAGTTGCGGATCATGCTGGGGGCAGAGGCAACAGTGCCGCCCCTGACACGCGCGCGGCTGGAAGAACTGGCGGCGGCGTATCCGGATTTAGGAAAGGGCTAAGGCGATGGCCGAAATTGAAGACCTGCAAGACCAGATCGCGGCATTGGAGGCCACGCTTGGCGGCACCTCGGGGATGGTTGCCGCCTTTGACGGCGAGTTGGCGCGGATGCGCGACAGTCTGATGTTTACCGGCCGCGAGGTGGGCGTTTTGTCGAACGGCATCGGCGGCGGCTTGCGCCGGGCCTTTGACGGGCTGGTGTTTGACGGGATGAAGCTGTCGGACGCGCTGAAAGGTGTGGCGCGCACGATGATCGACACGGTTTACGGCGTTGCGATGAAGCCGGTGCAGAACGCGTTGGGCGGGGCAATTGCCAACGGGCTTAGCGGCCTTCTGGGCGGCCTTATGCCGTTCGAGAAGGGCGGGGCCTTTGCCCAAGGCCGGGTCATGCCCTTTGCCAAGGGTGGCGTTGTGGCTCAACCCGTGGGTTTTGCCATGCGCGGCGGGCGCGGCCTGATGGGCGAGGCGGGGCCCGAGGCGATCATGCCTTTGGCACGCGGCCCCGATGGGCGCCTGGGCGTGCAATCGGCGGGTGGTGGGCGCGCGGTGACAGTGGTGATGAACATCACAACCCCTGATGTTCAGGGCTTTCAACGCAGCCAGACCCAGATCGCCGCGCAGGCGCAGCGGATGCTGGCGCGCGGCCAGAAAAACCGGTGAGGACCCATCATGGCATTTCACGAAATCAGGTTTCCCGCCAACCTCAGCTTTGGCGCGACTGGTGGCCCCGAGCGGCGCACCGAGATTGTCACGCTGGCCAATGGCCACGAAGAACGCAACACCCCGTGGGAGCATTCGCGCAGGCGCTATGACGCGGGCATGGGCCTGCGCAGTCTGGATGATCTGGAGCACCTTCTGGCCTTCTTTGAGGCGCGGCGCGGGCAGTTGCATGCCTTTCGCTGGAAAGACTGGTCCGATTACAAATCCGGCCTGCCCTCTCGCCTGACCCTTCCGACCGATCAGATTATCGGGGTTGGCGATGCGGTGGCGCGTGATTTTCAGCTGTCAAAACTGTACCTCTCGGGCGCGGCCAGTTATCGCCGCCCGGTGACCAAGCCGGTTGAGGGCACGGTTACCATAGCGCTTGGCAATGATCCAAAACTCGAGGGCGCGGAGTTCACGCTAAACCCCACAACCGGCATCGTCACGTTTACCGATCCGCCCGATATTGGCGCGGTGATCACTGCGGGCTTTGAGTTTGACGTGCCGGTGCGCTTTGATACCGACCGGATCGCGCTGTCGATGGCGTCTTTCAAGGCGGGCGAGGTGCCCGATGTGCCGGTCATCGAGGTGCGTTTGTGATGGCGGGTGCGGTGGAATTGCACGCGCATCTGCAAAGCGGGGCGACGACGGTTTGCAATGCCTGGCTGGTCACGCGCGCCGATGGGGTTCGGTTCGGTTTTACCGATCATGACCGCGATCTGGCATTTGACGGCCAAACCTTCAAGGCCAGCAGCGGGCTGAGTGCGGGGACCCTGCAGCAGACCACCGGAATGTCGGTGGACAATTCCGAAGCGCTTGGCGCGCTTTCGGCGGCGTCGGTCAGCGAAGCGGATCTGGCGGCAGGCCGGTTTGACGGGGCCGAGGTGCAAAGCTGGTTGGTCAACTGGGCCGATCTGGATCAGCGCATCGTGCAGTTTCGCGGCAATTTTGGCGAGGTCACGCGCAAGGCGGGGTCTTTTCGGGTTGAACTGCGCGGCCTGAGCGAGCGGCTGAACCTGGCCCAGGGCCGGGCCTATCATCCGGGCTGTTCGGCGGTCTTGGGGGATGCAGCTTGTGGTGTGGATATGAACTTGCCAGGCAACTTTGCCGAGGCAGCGATCGCCGGGTTTGACGGCCTTGGTCGGATCATCCTGAACGGCCTTGCCGGCTATGGTGATCGCTGGTTTGAGCGGGGGACCGTGCGGGCGCTAAGCGGGGCTGCCGCAGGATTGATCAGCGCGGTCAAGACTGACCGGCTGACACTGACGGGGCGCGAAATAGAGCTGTGGCACGGCTTTGGCGCCGCAATTGCCGTGGGGGATGTGCTACGCCTGCAGGTCGGCTGCGACAAACGGGCCGAGACCTGCCGCACCAAGTTCGCCAATTTCCTGAACTTTCGCGGCTTTCCCCATATCCCGGGCGAGGATTGGCTGGCATCCTATCCGGTCTCATCCGGGCTGAATGACGGCGGGAGTCTTTCACAATGAACATGGGCGCACAGGTTGTGGCCCAGGCGCGTGCATGGATCGGCACGCCCTATCTGCATCAGGCCTCTTGTAAGGGGGCGGGCACGGATTGCCTTGGGCTGTTGCGTGGTATCTGGCGCGAAATCCATGGGGCCGAGCCGCGCCTTGTGCCCGCCTATACCGCCGATTGGGCCGAGCCGTCGGGTGAGGAGGCGCTTTTGCAAGCCGCGTTCGACCTCTTGACGCCGCAGCCACCGGGCGCGGAGGCACCCGGCGATGTGCTGGTCTTTCGCATGCGCGACGGGGCGATTGCCAAACATCTGGGCATCGCGGGGCGCATCGGCTCCGACGCCAGTTTCATCCATGCCTACACCGGGCACGGCGTTGTCGAAAGCCCGCTTTCGGCCCCTTGGCAGCGCAAGATCGCCGCCCGTTTTCGCTTTCCTGAAGGAGTTTGAACCATGGCCACGATCTTGTTGTCTGCTGCAGGTGCCGCCCTTGGTTCGGGGTTTGGCGGCACGGTTCTTGGCCTTTCAGGCGCAGTCATCGGGCGGGCGGTTGGTGCCACATTGGGCCGCGCGCTGGATCAGCGCATCGCAGGATCAGGGTCCGAGCCGGTGGCAATGGGCAAGGTCGAACGCTTTCGTCTGACCGGGGCCAGCGAGGGCGCGCCCATCGGGCGGGTCTGGGGGCGGGTCAGGGTGGCGGGGCAGGTCATCTGGGCCACGCGGTTTCAGGAAAATGTCACCCGGTCGGGCGGCGGCAAAGGCGCGCCCAAACCCAAGTCGGCGCAGTTCAGCTATTCGGTCAGTCTGGCGATTGGCCTGTGCGAAGGCGAGATACGCCGGGTCGGCCGGATCTGGGCCGATGGCATCGAGGTTGCCCCGCAAAGTCTGCAGATGCGGCTCTACACCGGCGACGATACCCAACTGCCCGACCCCAAAATTGCGGCGGTCGAAGGCGCGGGTGCTGCACCCGCCTATCGCGGCATTGCCTACGTTGTGATCGAAGATCTCGATCTGTCGGCCTTTGGCAACCGGGTTCCGCAGTTCAATTTTGAAGTGGTCCGCGCCGCCCAGCCTGAAGGCGAGGTTAGCATTCGCGATCTGGCGGCAACAGTGCCCGGTGTTTGCCTTATTCCGGGCACGGGCGAATATGCCTATGCCACAACGCCGGTTCACTATTCGGCGGGTCTTGGCCAGGGACGGTCGGCCAATGTCAACACCGCCAGCGACAAGACCGATTTCGCGGTTTCGCTGAACCAGTTGCAAGAAGAGTTGCCGGGCGTGGGCAGCGTCTCGCTGGTGGTATCGTGGTTTGGCAACGATCTGCGCTGCGGGTCGTGCAGCCTGCATCCCAAGGTCGAGCAGAAAGCCCAGGACGGGATTGGCATGCCGTGGCGGGTGGCCGGATTGAACCGCGCCGCCGCACTGGAAATCCCCAAGGTGGAAGGGCGCTCGATCTATGGCGGCACCCCGACCGACCAATCAGTGATCGAGGCGATTGTGGCCGCCAAAGCCGCAGGGCTGGAGGTGACGTTCTATCCCTTCATCTTGATGGAGCAATTGGCGGCAAACACGCTGCCTGACCCTTGGACTGGCCTGCCCGGACAACCGAAATTGCCGTGGCGCGGCCGGATTACAACCTCGCTGGCACCGGGCCTTGCTGGATCGCCCGATCGCAGCGCCTCCGCCACAGCCGAAGTTACCAGCTTTTTTGGCACCGCAACCGCCGCCCACTTCGGCCATGCCTCGGGCGTGGTCAGCTATAGCGGCCCGGTCGAATGGGGCTATCGGCGCTTTGTTCTGCACAACGCGGCCCTTTGTGCGGCAGCAGGCGGTGTGGATGCCTTTTGCATCGGGTCGGAAATGCGGGGTCTGACCCAGATCAGGGGGGCAGCCGACAGCTTTCCTGCGGTGTCTGCCCTGCGCGCGCTGGCGGGCGAAGTGCGCAGCCTGCTGGGACCCACCTGCAAGCTGAGCTATGCCGCCGACTGGTCTGAATACTTTGGCTATCATGCGGACGGCGATGTGCACTTCCATCTCGATCCGCTTTGGGCTGACCCCCAGATCGACTTTATCGGCATCGACAACTATATGCCGCTGTCCGACTGGCGCGACGGCGAATCCCATGCTGACGCCGCTTGGGGTGCTGTCCACAACCCCGACTATCTGAAAGCCAACATCGCAGGCGCCGAGGGCTTTGACTGGTATTACGACAGCCCCGAAGGCGAAGCCGCGCAAATCCGCCGCCCCATCGAAGATGGGCTGGAACAAGAGCCGTGGGTTTTTCGCTATAAAGACCTGAAAGGCTGGTGGAACAACCTGCACCATTCGCGCATCGGCGGCGTCAGATCGCTGGCGCCGACCGGTTGGGTTCCGCAATCAAAGCCGATCCGCTTTACCGAGTTTGGTTGCGCTGCCGTTGACAAGGGCACCAATCAGCCAAACCGCTTTCTGGATCCCAAATCCTCGGAATCCGGACTGCCAAAATATTCAAACGGCGCGCGCGACGACCTTTTGCAAATGGCCTATTTCTCGGCCATGGCCGGGCACTGGGCCGACCTTGCCAACAATCCTGTTTCGGCGATCTATGCAGCCCCAATGCTGGATTATGGCCGCTCACTGGCCTGGGCCTGGGATGTGCGGCCCTTTCCGGCCTTTCCCGCCAATGAGACGCTGTGGAGTGACGGGGTCAATTATGACGCCGGTCACTGGCTGAACGGGCGTGCGTCGAACCAGCCGCTTGAGGCCGTGGCGACCGAGATTTGCGAGCAGGCCAACCTTGCAGGTGTTGATGCGCGCCAGGCCTGGGGCGTGGTGCGCGGCTATGCCATGGCCGAGGTCGCAACCGCCCGCGCCTTTCTGCAACCTTTGGTCATGGCCGCATCGGTAGACGCAACCGAACGCGAGGGCCGCCTGACCTTTGCACGGCGCACCGGGCTGCACCCGACACCGCTTGATCCCGCGTTCTTTGCGCTGTCCGATGATATTGATGGCACGTCCGAGGCCACGCGTTTGGGCGACGGCGATCTGCAAGATCACTTGCGCCTGATCTACATCGAGGCCGAGGCCAATTTTGCCGCCCGCGCGGTCGAGGCCAGCACGCCCGACGCCAAAACCGACGTCGTAGCGCAAAGTGATCTGCCCCTGTCCCTGACCCGCGCCGAAGCCGTGGCCATGGCCGAGCGTTGGCTGGTCGAGGCCCGCCTTGCGCGTGACACCTTGCGCTTTGCCCTGCCACGCTCGCAGGCCGATCTAGGGGCAGGGCACGTTGTCTCGGTGGCGGGCGTGCGCTACCGCATTGACCGCAGCGAGTTGTCGCAAATGCAGATGATCGAAGCCGTGCGCATTGAACCCGGCGTTTACCGCGATCCCCAAGTCGACAGGGTGGCGTCCAACTGGCAACCCTTTGTCGCGCCATTGCCGGCCTATCCGCTGTTTCTGGACCTGCCTTTGCTGACGGGCAGCGAAGTGCCCCATGCCCCGCATATCGCCATTGCCGCCACGCCCTGGCCGGGGCAAATGGCGGTTTGGGCGGCGCCCAGCGACGCAGGCTATCTCTTGAATACCCTTGTCGACCGTCCCGCAGCCATTGGCGTGACAGAAACCGATTTGCCCGCCACCCAAGCTGCGCGCTGGGATCGTGGCCCGGCCCTGCGGGTGCGTTTCGCAGCCGCACAACTGTCATCGGCCCAGGAAATCGCCGTTCTGGCGGGCGTCAATGCCATGGCCATCGGTGACGGCAGTGCGGATAACTGGGAAGTGCTGCAATTTGCCGAAGCCGAATTGGTGGCGCCGGGCACGTTTGACATCCGCCTGCGCCTGCGCGGACAGCTTGGAACCAATGCCACGCTGCCGCCGGTCTGGCCTGCGGGCTGTCAGGTTGTGCTTTTGGACGGCGCGCCCGCACAGATTGACCTGCCGCTATCGGCGCGCGGTCTGGCGCGATACTACCGCATCAATGCGGCAACACGGGGCTATGACGCGGCCGAATCCGTGCTGGTGTCACAGGCCTTTGCGGGCATTGGGCTGCGGCCCTATTCGGTGTGTCATCTGCGGGCCAAAGGCGTCTTGGGGGCCGATGTTGCCCTGACATGGATCCGCCGCACGCGCCTTGATGGCGACACTTGGCATTCGCTTGAGGTGCCCTTGGGCGAAGAGACCGAGGCTTATCAGGTTTCGGTCTATCAAGGTGCTGCGCTCTTGCGCCAGATTGTGGCCACCAGCCCGGCCTGGAGTTATACGGCGGCCATGCAAACCGCCGATGGCGCGCCCGCAACCCCGCGGGTTGAGGTGGCCCAAATCTCGGCCAGCTTTGGGGCGGGGCCGGTGCGGTCCCTGGCCTTGGGATGACCCTGCCATGCGGCATTGTCTGATGGATGATCTTCTGGCCGGTGCGCGGCATTTGCAGCGCTATCCGCCAGATCGCCGCCACATCCTTGCGCAGTCTCTGCTCTATCAAGCCCATGCGGCGCATTGTTACGCCAAACGTTTTGGCGCGCCGCATCCGCGCTGGGGCAACGGCAGCCTGATGGCGCGCGCATTGGCCGATATGCCAAACCCGGCTGACCAAAGCCCGCTGTGCTTTGACAGCCTTGCGATCATGGCCGATGCGATCACCCGGTTTCGCCAGCGCCTCGCGGTGTTGTGACCGGGCGCTGTCTTGGGCTGTCCTCGCGCCGCGCCCTATGGTAACATCGGGCGATAAACGGAGATCCATCATGGCTGAAACCAAGACAAAGCTGACGGCAATAGACCCCGTCTGGTCGCGCGTGCGCGATGAGGCCTATGACATGGTCAAGACCGAG